TGGATTTGCCAGGCTATGAAGACGTAGATGAAGACGGGGAACCAACAGGCATAGCCTTACCTTATGTAGTGACCATTGAAAAAGGCACTCAAGAAATACTGTCTATTAGACGTAACTGGAGACCAGAAGATGAAACTAAGCAAAAACGTCAACACTTCGTCCATTATGGCTACGTGCCAGGCTTTGGTTTTTATTGTTTTGGGCTTATTCACCTTGTCGGTGCTTTTGCTAAGTCTGGTACTAGTATTATTCGGCAGCTCGTGGATGCAGGGACATTATCAAATCTGCCAGGCGGCTTTAAGACCCGTGGTTTGCGAGTCAAAGGTGACGACACCCCAATAAGTCCAGGTGAATTCCGAGATGTAGACGTACCTAGCGGAGCCATTAAAGATAATTTAATGACTTTGCCATACAAAGAACCAAGCCAAGTCTTGATGTCTTTGTTAACCATGATTGTGGAAGAGGGTCGCAGATTTGCATCAGCGGCAGACATCCAAGTTTCGGATATGTCGGCTAATTCCCCTGTTGGAACCACGCTAGCTATCCTAGAACGTACATTAAAAGTGATGAGTGCGGTACAAGCTCGTATTCATTACTCCATGAAACAAGAATTACGTCTGTTGAAAGACATTATTCGGGACTATACCCCCGAAGAATACAATTATGAGCCTGTAGATGGTCGTCCAAGAGCTAAAAAGAGTGATTATGAGCTAGTTACAGTCATTCCTGTGTCTGATCCTAACGCTGCAACAATGGCGCAGAAGATTGTTCAGTACCAAGCCGTGCTTCAACTAGCTCAAGGTGCTCCACAAATCTACAATTTGCCGCAATTGCACCGCCAAATGCTCGATGTGTTGGGAATTCGCAACGCTCAGAAGCTTATTCCAATGGAAGATGACCAAAAACCAAAGGATCCGATCACTGAAAACATGAATATTTTGATGATGAAGCCTGTAAAAGCTTTTATTTATCAAGATCAAGATGCTCATATCACTTCGCACACCAATTTTTTGCAAGATCCAACCACTGCTGCAATTATTGGGCAAAATCCACAGGCACAAATGATGACTGCAGCAATGCAAGCGCATATTGCACAGCATTTTGGCTTTAAATATCGCCAGATGGTTGAACAACAGTTGGGTGCGCCACTGCCTAATTACGAAGAAGACCCAGATGAGTCTATGCCAGAAGAATATGAAGTGCAGATTTCCCGCCTAGTAGCTCAAGCTTCTACTCAGCTATTACAACAAAATCAAACTCAGGCGGCTCAACAACAGGCTCAAGAGCAAGCACAAGATCCAATTGTGCAGATGCAGATGCAGGAACTAGCCATTAAGGGCGAAGAACAAAAACGCAAGGCAGCCCGTGATCAAGCCGATATTGAGCTAAAAAAGATGGAGCTAGACAATTCTCATGAAGTGGCAATGACCAGAATTGAGATGGAAGCCCATAAATTTGGCGCAAGCATGACTAAAGATAAGAATAAAGAAGCGTTTGATCAACAAAAACTGGCAATAGATACTGATATTGCTGGTCACAGAATGGGTATTGACGCTGCTAGAAGCCATGACCAGATTGATACTCAAAAAGGTCAAATTGCTTCACAACTGATTGCTGCACAAATGAACCTCAAAGCTAACGAAAAGGCGAGGGAATCTCAAAAATCTCAAAAGGAAAATGAAGAATGACCGAGCTAGAACTAATTGCTAAACAGATAGACGACAAGGCAACGCAATTAAAAGACTCTGTAATCTTAGGAAATTACGAAAAATTTGAAGATTACAAAAAAACGTGTGGTGAGATCCGAGGTCTGCTGATCGCACGTGGTTACGTATTAGACCTCAAAGACAGAATGGAGAACTCGGATGAGTGAAACACTCGACTTAAACAAAGCGGTAGATCTTACGCAGCTGCTTGATAAGTCAAACGAAGAAAAAGCAACACAACTTCCAAAGCCCTCTGGATACCGCATTTTATGCGCCATTCCAGAACAGGAAAAAGAGTTTGAAAGCGGTATCGCTAAGGCAGACGAAACAATGCGAATCGAAGAAACTCTGACTACCGTGTTGTTTGTAGTGGATTTAGGTCCAGATTGCTACTCAGATAAAAATAGGTTCCCAAACGGACCGTGGTGTAAAAAAGGCGATTTTGTCCTTGCAAAACCATATTCTGGCAGTCGTTTAGTAATACATGGACGTGAATTCCGCATTATTAACGATGATACGGTGGAAGCAGTAGTGGATGATCCAAGAGGAATTAAACGTAAGTAAACGCTAACCAAGGAGTATACGAATGGAAAACTACAAGTTTCCTGATGAAGAAGAAGTAAAGTCAGTAGACACTGACAAAGAAGACGATTTTGAAATTGAAATTGAAGACGATACCCCACCGCAAGACCGTAATAGAACACCGTCTGAGCCAGAATTTGTTGAAGAATTAGACAGATCTGAGTTAGATGAGTATTCCGAGGCGGCAAAGCAGAAAATTGCAGGGTTTCGCAAGGTTTACCATGATGAACGTAGAGCCAAAGAAGCAGCGGATAGGGAGCGTCAAGAAGCTATTGATATTGCCCAAAAGCTTCTAGCGGAGAACCGTAATCTTAAAAACAAGGTAACCAATTCCGAGCAACAAGCCCTTGATTCGTACATGACTAGTGCGGATCGGGAATTGGAAATGGCTAAGAAAGAATATCGTGATGCTTATGAGGCGGGCGATGGTGAAAGATTAGTTAATGCTCAGGAACAAATTACCGCTGCTAAGATTAAGGCAGAACGTGCTTTGTCCATTAGTGAACAAAGGTCTTTACAAAGTCAAGAAAATGATGTACAAATACCACAAGTGCGGCAACAACCTGTGCGTGATTCTAAAGCTGAAACATGGAGAGAACGAAATTCATGGTTTGGACAAGATGACGAAATGACTAGTTTGGCGTTGGGAATCCACGAAAAATTAGTTAAAGAACACGGCATGGCGTATGCAACCACTAACGAGTATTACAAGCGCATAGACGACACTATGCGTAAGAGATTCCCTGAGAATTTCGAGAGCATTGATGAAGACGAAAAACCTCAGTCTAGAGCAAAGCCTAGCACTGTTGTAGCTTCAGCTAGTCGCAGCACATCTTCTAAGAAGGTAAGGCTAACTACTTCCCAGCAAGCAATTGCCAAGAAGCTAGGACTAACTAATGAGCAATATGCCCGTGAACTTATAAAGGAAATCTAAAATGACTACGAAAAGAATTGACCGTGAAGTAGAAACCCGTGATAAAAGCGAGCGCCTTCAACAGTGGGCACCAGCTGAATTACTTCCAGAGCCTGTAAAAATGCCTGGTTATAAATATCACTGGGTACGTATTTCAACATTGGGAGCAGCCGATCCACGGAACTTGTCAGCAAAGCTGAGGGAAAAATGGGAGCCAGTACCAATGGAAGAACAACCAGAAATGCAACTGTTAATCGATCCCAATAGTCGTTTTAAAGACAATATTGAGATTGGTGGGTTATTGCTTTGCAAGACTCCAGAAGAGTTCGTTGAACAGCGTAATAATTTTTATGCTAAACAAACCGATGCTCAGACGGAAGCTGTAGACAATAACTTTATGCGTCAAAGCGACCCACGTGCTCCTCTCTTTGCTGAGAAGAAATCTTCAAGTAGCTTTGGTAAAGGTAATTAAATTAATTAGGAGTTCTAAATGGCTTATCCTACCGTCGCAGGTCCTTACGGATTTCAGCCGATCAATTTGATCGGTGGTCAGGTATTTGCTGGTTCAACTCGCTTATTCCCTATTGCTCAAAACTCTGGCACATCGATTTTTTACGGTGATGTCGTACGTTTAAACACTGGTGGTACATTAAGCAAAGTTTCAACCACAGCTACCGCAACCGATGCCGTTGGCATCTTCTTGGGTTGTCAGTTCACAAACCCAACAACCAAGCAATTGTTGCAACAACAGTACTACCCAGCTAGCACAAACGCTACTGACATTCAAGCTTTTGTATTGGATGATCCAGATGCATTGTTCAAAGTTGCCGTAACTGCTGCTGGCGCATCCACAATTTCTGGTGTAACACAAGCAGCTATTGGTCAAAATACAGCTTTAATTTTGACTGCTGGCAGCACAACCACAGGTGACTCTTTAGCATCTGTTTCAGCAACTACAGGTACAGGTGCAGCATTACCTATCCGTATCGTAGCTGGCGTTCCAGAAACAGTTAATGCATCGAGTTCTTTTACTGAAGTTATCGTTAAGTTTAACTTTGGTGTCCACACCTACTACAGCGCTTCTGCTGTAGCAACAGCAGCTTAAGGAGCTAAATAATGGCTATTTCACGTGCACAACTACTGAAAGAGTTGCTCCCTGGTTTGAACGCATTGTTCGGACTTGAGTATGCTCGCTATGGTGAACAACACAAAGAGATCTACGATACAGAGACCTCTGAGCGTTCGTTTGAAGAAGAAACTAAGCTGTCTGGCTTCTCTGCTGCTCCTGTCAAAAACGAAGGCTCTGCCATCCGTTATGACAATGCACAAGAGGCATTCACAGCTCGTTACAACCACGAAACTATCGCCCTTGGCTTTAGCTTGACTGAAGAAGCAATCGAAGACAACCTCTACGATTCTTTGTCAGCTCGCTATACAAAGGCTTTGGCTCGTGCTATGGCTTATACCAAACAGGTTAAGGCTGCTGCTGTTTTAAACAACGGATTTACCGCTTCTGCCGCTTATTACGGTGGTGATGGCGTTCCATTGTTCAGCACTGCACACCCATTGGTATCTGGCGGTACAAACAGCAACACTCAGTCCACAATGGCTGATTTGAACGAAACTTCCTTGGAAGCTGCCGTTATTCAAATCGCTCAATGGACAGACGAGCGTGGTCTGTTGATTGCTGCTAAACCTAAGAAGTTGATTGTTCCTCCACAACTCCAGTTCGTTGCAACTCGTTTGCTCGAAACTCAGTTGCGTGTTGGCACAACCGACAACGACATCAATGCAATCGTAAACAATGGTTCAGTTTCAGAAGGTTACACAGTTAACAACTTCTTGACCGATCCAAATGGTTACTTCTTGACTACTGATGTTCCTAACGGCATGAAGCACTTTGTGCGTACACCGTTAAGCAACAGCATGGACGGTGATTTTGATACTGGTAACGTCCGTTACAAGTCTCGTGAGCGTTATTCATTCGGTTGGTCTGATCCACTCGGAATGTGGGGATCACAGGGCGCTTAATCAGCACCTTGGCATCACAGAAGACCCCGCCCAAAAAGCGGGGTTTTTCTTTGTTTAAACGCTTGCATATATTTAAAATAGTAGTAAGATATAGCTATCTGGGTGATACCAGCCTATTAAACTGCCCCAGCAGACGATATACCGATTAATAGGTTTAACTTGTATATAGGAGAATCCTCATGGGTTTCGCTACACACTTAGGTCCTTGGTTACTCGGCACCGTTAAAAACACTACTGGCACAACCGCTGGTTCAATCCGCAACACAGGTTGTGCAATCGTCTCTCAACAAGCTACTTTAGGTTTTGCTGATGGTGCAACAAACGTATTTACATTACCAGCTGGTTCGTTAATTACTAGCATTCAGTTGATTACTACTACTGGTTACGCTGGCGGTACAACACCAACAATTACCATTTCTAGTGGTGCTACTACCATTACTTCTGGCTTGACGAACCCTTCAGCGGCGGGCGTTTCTGCATTTACTATCGCTACTACTGGTGCAGCTTTTGTTAATAACGTTGGTACAACCGATGCAATTATTACTGCTACTTTAGCTGGTACATCTACTTCAGGTGCATCTACTTTGGTTATTGCATATGTTGTTCGCAATAGTGATGGCGGTCAGTACCAAACTACATTTAATAATTAATCTTACGGGGGTTTGGGCTGGGGATTCTCGGCTGCCCCCAACTAACATTTTTGGAGATTAATTATGCAACAAACTGACGTAAAATCGGCTCACCTTAATCAGTCTGGGTTTTTGGTAAAATATCGTTGTCGTAAAAAGCAAGTAACGCTGGCTGGTAATGCTTCTCAATCGGGTAAGCTAGCATTTTTTGATACCACTACAGCCCCTGTTACTTCAGGAACTTATGGTCGCTCTGGAACTACAATTACTGTAAGTTCTACTGGTCATGGACTTGCTACTGGCGCTATTGTAGGTATTTCATTTAATACATCCTCAAACGTTTCCGCTACAGATGGTAATTATGTAATTACTGTAACTGACGCTAATACCTTTACTATGACTGACATTAATTCTGGTACCGTTACAAATGCTGGTACTGGTTGTCAATATGTAAATAGCGGCAATAAATGGATGACTACATACGAAACTTTAACTGGTGCAACAGCTACACAACAGCTTCTTGTTCCGGGAGAAGGCGCACTAGCCGAAAATGGCATTTATGCATATATGGTTAATATGGGTTTTGTAACTATTCATTACGGATAAAAAATGACCGAACAAGTTCGCTTAGAGGCTGGATATAATTTAACAGGTCGGAAGGTAATGTTAGGTCTTCCATCCTACGATTACAAAGTATCCTCTAAATTAGCTATTTCAATGGCTAATTTTTGTTTGATGGCAATGAAACACGGTGTTGACGTTCAGGTGTGTAATATTTCTGGATGTTCCGTTGTATCTCGTGTACGCAATCTAATTGCCACTGATTTCTTAAACTCAGACTGTACAGATTTAATGTTCATTGATTCGGATATTAACTTTGATGCTGAAGATATTTTCCGTTTAATGGCATGGAACACAGATCCTAAAAAAGGCATCGTAGCTGGTATCCCTGTTGCTCGTAAAAAAGGTCAGGTCTATTTCTCTACATTAGACACAGACGATGAAACCATTTTTATGGACAAGATGGGTCTAGTAAGAGCCAAGCGTGTAGCCACAGCTTTTATGATGATCCGCAGAGAAGTGTTTGAAAAGCTGGCTGAAGCTCATCCAGAGTGGCTTTACCACGATGAGAAAAAACAGGGCGATGAAACATATTGCTTCTTTGACTTTGAATTAAAAGATGGTCAGTACATTGGTGAAGACTATTTATTCTGTGACCGTGCTAGAGAAATGGGTTTTGAAGTTTGGATTGACCCTACAATCAAACTAGGTCATATGGGTGTACATGAGTTTGAAGGTTCGTTTGGTGAAGAGTTCCTTTACCCATTAATCCGTCCACTAGATGCTAAAAAGGAAGCTGCATAATGGCTACTAAAAAGAAAAAAGGGGTATCTCTTGCGATTGGTCGTGGTGAAAAGTTGCCTGTATCTAAGGGTGCTGGGCTTACCGCCAAGGGTCGTGCTAAGTATAATGCAGCTACTGGCTCGCATTTAAAGGCTCCGCAGCCTGAAGGTGGTGCTAGAAAAAAATCATTCTGTGCTCGCATGTCGGGTATGCCAGGACCAATGAAAGACGAAAATGGCAAACCCACTAGAAAGGCAGCCTCCTTAGCGAGGTGGAAATGTTAGATATGATGGAACTCTGGACGGGCGGGCTAACCATATTTGTAGCCCTAATTGGTTATATGATGCATGAAAAGTTTAATGACTTAAAGCGCATTGATATTTTGTTAAACAAAACAAGAGAAGAGGTGGCTCGTGATAACGTTACTAAAGCAGAAGTTGAACGGATTGTTGAACACATTGACGCAAGGTTTAACAAACTTGAAGGCAAAATTGACGAACTTATTAGGAAATAAATAATGCCAAGTGTATCTAAAAAACAACACAATTTTATGGAAATGATTGCTCATAGCCCCAAAATGGCTAAAAAGGCAGGAGTTCCGCAATCTGTTGGCAAAGATTTTGCTGCTGCCGACAAAGGTCGTAAATTTAAAGAGGGCGGCTTAAAAGAAACCGATGCTGAGAGCAATCCAGGCTTAGCTAAATTACCAACTGAAGTGAGGAATAAAATGGGATATATGAAAAAAGGCGGCATGGCTAAGAGCGATGCTAAAGAAGATATGAAAATGGATAAGTCTCAGGACAAAGCCATGATTAAGAAAGCGTTTAAACAGCATGATGCTCAAGAGCATAAGGGCGGCAAAGGCACAAAGTTAACCTTGAAAAAAGGTGGCATGGCTTGTGCCCCTAAAAAGATGGCTAAAGGCGGTTCATTCCGTTCTGCTGCTGATGGTTGCGCCACAAAGGGTAAAACTAAAGGCACAATGATTAGCATGAAAAAAGGCGGAGCTTGCTAATATGAGAAAGAAACTGCGCAAGTTTTCTGATGGTGACTACGTCACTGCCGATCCTTCAAACCCTGTTCCTAGTATTAATGAAGATACTCGTAGCAAGGCTATGAAGTATGTAGAGGGCGCCAGTGAAGAGTCTCGTGATATCGGTGCCCCAGTAACTCGTGCAGCCTCTAAAAGCACCTCTAGCGTCTCAAAAACAGTTGCTCCACCTACCAAGCCAGCAGTGGATATGGAGGCTGAACGGGCACGTATGGAAAAATTGACAAAGTCACAAGCACTTGAGCCTGTACACCCAGAAGATTACATTCCTGGTGCTGGCTTACTTAAGCCAATGTTTAGAAAAGTGGTTGAAATGGGTGCAAAGCGCACAGCTAAAGAAACGGCTGAAGGCGCAGCTAAAAATGTTGCCCGTAGAGCTGAAGAGGGCTTTAACCCATCCGAGGCATTAGATGCATTAAAGCCAACCAGAACTGTGTCGGTTAAAGGCAAAGATATTCCTGTTAAGCAGAGTAAACCAAACTTTGGTAATGCAACCGAAGGAAAAGGCGTTAAAGAGGCAACCAATAAATCTGATAAAAAGATTCCAGTTAAACGTCAAAAAGAAGAAATGGTTGATGACGGTGGATCTGGTGCATTTAAACGTGGTGGTTCTGTATCTTCAGCATCTAGACGTGCTGATGGTTGTGCAATTCGTGGAAAGACAAGAGCATGAGATCGAGCAGAGGAATGGGAGCAATCTCTCCCTCTAAAATGCCTAATGGAAAAAAGAAAGTCCGTAAGGATGACACCGACTTTACTCAGTTTAAAAAAGGCGGTGCAGTCAAGATGGCTGGTGGCGGTCTTTATGCCAATATCGCTGCAAAGAAAAAACGGATTGCTTCGGGGTCTGGTGAAAAGATGCGTAGTGCTGGAGCCAAAGGTGCACCTAAAAAAGATGATTTTGCTAATGCAGCTAAAACTGCATCGTATGCTGAAGGCGGTGCAACTAAATCAAAAGTAAATGAAGCAGGTAACTATACCAAGCCCGAGTTGCGTAAAAGAATTTTTAATAGTGTTAAAGCTGCTGCAGTGCAAGGTACTGGTGCAGGTCAATGGTCAGCTCGCAAAGCACAGTTAATGGCTAAACGTTATAAAGCAGCTGGCGGAGGATACAAGTGAAATGGTCAGACAAACGCAAAAAGTCAGTCAACTGCGACAATCCAAAGGGATTCTCGGAGAAAGCCCATTGTGCAAGCAAAAAGAAAATGGCTGGGGGTGGTTTAGCAAAATCACAGCAATCTTTAAAGGCTTGGGGAGACCAGAAGTGGACAACCAAGTCGGGGAAGAAATCGTCCGAAACAGGCGAAAGATACCTGCCAAAAGCAGCAATAGAGTCGTTAAGCCCGCAGGAGTACGCAGCAACAACAAAAGCAAAGCGAGCGGGGAAAGCAGCGGGAAAACAGTTCGTTCCGCAGCCCAAAAAAGTAAAAGCAAAGGTAAAGCCGTTTAGGAAAATATGAGCACATCAGGCGCAACCGCATTTAATCTAGACTTAAATAACCTTGTTGAAGAGGCTTTTGAGCGTTGTGGTTCGCAATTAAGGTCTGGATATGACCTTAAAACTGCACGTAGAAGTCTTAATTTGCTTACGATTGAGTGGGCTAACCGAGGTATCAATCTGTGGACTATTGAGCAAGGTCAAGTTAATTTGGTAACTGGGCAGTCTTTATATCCTATTCCAGATGACACTATTGACCTTTTAGATACTGTTGTTAGGCAGAATAACGGTTCACCTAGCAATCAAGTTGACATCAATATCAGCCGTATTTCTGAGTCTACTTACTCCACTATTCCTAATAAGCTAACTACTGGCAGACCAATTCAAGTATGGATTAACCGCCAAACTGCTCAAATTAATGCAACTACAGTAACCGTAACTGCCGCTATTAGCGATACAGATACCACCATTAATGTTTCTGATTCTAGTCAATTAGCTAGCGGTGGATTCATTAAGATTGGTACAGAGACAATTGGATATGCCAATGTACTTCCTTTGCCTACTAGTACATACCCTAATGGTGGTCAGTTAGTAAATTGCTACCGTGCTCAAAATGGAACAACGGCTGTAGCACATTTAGCTGGAGTTATTATTTCAGTGCAGAATCTTAATTCAATTAATGTCTGGCCCACCCCTGATGCTGGTGGTGCTCCATACACTTTTATTTACTGGCGCATGAGACGATTACAGGACGCTGGCAACGGTGCTACTGAGCAAGACATACCTTTCCGTCTATTGCCTTGCATGGTGGCTGGGTTATCGTTTTATTTAGCCCAGAAAGTACCAGAAGGACAGCCCCGTATACAGTTTTTAAAACAAGAATATGAAGAACAATGGTTAATGGCATCTACAGAAGATAGGAGTAAAGCCCCTTCTAGATTTGTTCCAAGGACTTTGTTCTATGCCTAATCAATTTAGTAGTGGCAAATTTGCCATTGCGGAGTGTGATCGATGTGGTCAGCGTTTTAAGTTAAAAGAACTTAAAAAACTGGTTGTAAAGCAACAAATAAAGAATATTAAGGTTTGCCCTGAATGCTGGGAACCAGACCAGCCTCAGTTATCTTTGGGTATGTATCCAGTAGATGACCCACAAGCTGTTCGGGAGCCTAGACCAGATACCAGTTATGCGGCTTCTGGAGTAAGTGGATTGCAAACTTTAGCTGGTACTGGTACTAGTGTTGATGAAGTAGGGTACCAAGGAGAAGGTAGCAGAGTATTTCAATGGGGTTGGAATCCTGTTGGTGGAGCAAGTCAGTTTGATACCGTTTTAACGCCAAACTACTTGATTGCATTGGGACAAGTAGGTACAGTGTCAGTAACAGTAAACTAGGAGAAAAGTATGTCATTTAAATCAGGCGCTAATGGTATTGAATCCAAAGGCAAAACAGTAGGTAAAAATTTAGGCGACTCAGGTCCAGCAGCACCAACTCTAAAAGGTGCCAGCAAGAAAATGGGCGTTAGCTCTATGGCTATGAAAGATGTTGGTCGTAATCTGGCTCGTTTAGCTAATCAGAAAAAATCAGGAAGAGGCAGATAATGGCTAAATTTTCTATGAAAAAAGGTGGCAAAGAAGTTGGTAATGCCAGCGTCTATGCAGAGCCACACACTATGGACGGGAAAGATATGAAAACTAGTGATATTGGTTATAAAACCGATCCAAACTCAATGAGCGCTGTTGAGTCTACGCCAGGCGGTATGCCAGCTCGTAGAGTTAGCACGGGTAATCCTGCTTCAACACAAATTGATAAAAACGGCAAAGTTAAAATTCGTGGTACAGGTTGCGCTACTAAAGGTGTTTTTTCTAGAGGACCAATGGCGTAATGAATTACACGCAGCTTGTTACGGCTATTGAAGCCTATGCTGAAAATTATGATTCTGCCGTTGGCGGTTTCGTAGAGAATATCCCTGTCTTTGTAAAACAGGCAGAGCAGCGTATTTATAACACGGTTCAGTTGCCTCCACTAAGAAAAAATGTAATAGGTACACTTACCAGTGGAAATAAGTATTTATCTGCTCCAGATGACTATTTGGCTACATATTCACTAGCAGTCATTAATACTGATGGTAGCTATACTTATCTGCTAAACAAAGATGTCAACTTTATTAGGGAAGCCTATCCTACTCCAACGGATACAGGAACACCTTATTATTATGCTTTGTTTGGACCTCAATACACGCTTACAAATGAGCTAAGTTTTATTGTAGGACCAACACCAAACGCTAATTACAGTGTAGAACTGCATTACTTCTACTATCCACAGTCTATTGTTACTACTGGTACCACTTGGTTGGGCGATAACTTTGATTCAGTCCTTTTGTATGGTTCATTGCTAGAAGCGGCTGCCTACATGAAGTCTGATGCAGATACCATTACTTTCTACAAAGACCGCTATACAGAGGCATTAGCCCTATTACAGCGTCTTGGAAATGGTCTGGAGCGTGGTGATGCGTATCGTGATGGTCAAACCAA